CGAGATTAGGGGGAAGGGTGAACGCCCAACCGCCTGTCTCTTTTAAGCAAATACACGCGGGTGGATTGGTGGGCGAATGCCTCACCGACCCCCTTAAATTCCGAATATGGATGAACTGCGTGCATTTAAAGCGGCTAACTCTGCGATCTTGGATTCTACTCCTGCCAAGTTCAAAGAGACTGCTGAAAACAAAGCCAATCAATTAACATCACAAGTCTATAGGTTAGATTACCCTATGACAGAAAATGAATTGAAATACATCAACAATCGCGTCAAACCTTTCAGATTTGAGGCAGACGTATGCACAGGAGATGCCACGCGGACTGTACAGCATCCCATTTGTAAGGCTTACGAATACTTGGGAAGATTGTTGGTCCTAGCTGATGGAGCCAATGAGATCGGTCCTGATGTAGTTGGTATTCATGCGGATCATGTTTGTTCTGTAAAAGAGCCCCACAATGCATACAGAAGAAATGCTAAGTCTAGATTCCCGAGACTTTGTACCCACAGAGGCTGCTCTCAAAGATTTGAACGGCTAGCAGCCAACATGGTGCATGACATATCCGTTGACGAAGCCATAGACATAATGCAACGACATGGAGCGACCAACTTTAAGATTTCAATGCTGGTCGACTCACCCAACGCCATAGTCAATATAGACTCAGAGATCTGCAAAATTCATAAGGATCCCAGCAAAGACGTTATTGTCTATAACTTCGGAAATGAGTATGAGTATCGCCATCGGCTATCTGGTTTGGAGCAATGGCTGAATTGCGATTACTATGCCTCCAAGCGAGGTTACATCGCTGAATGCCAAAGAACTTTCGGAATGCTTAAGATCTTCAACATTGCTAGAGCTCCTGCTGGTGAAACCCACATCACTAACGTCAGGAAGAAACATGCTTTCACATACAATGATCATGTCAATGTCCCGATGCCCAACATCTCAACTTTGTTGGCTACTCTCAATTCCAAAGTGGTCCTGAGTGACTCAGAAATACAGAACTTAATTGCGACTACACCGTTTATGGTATTACCTAAAAAGGACGTGGACAAGATTATCAACTACTCCTTAGCACGTACAGACAAAATCTGGTGTCGTTCCAATTTTGTTCAGTTTATCAGAAGTCTCAGCAGCACTGCTATAGGGCTACATCTGGATCGGGTTGAAGCACATATCTTCCCACATATGGAACTCTTCACAACCGTCATGTTTTGTTACGGCTCTGTTCTAAGGTACCGTTCTACTAAAAGGATTGGGTATGCGATGACCTGCCTTAATGGATACTCTTGGTTATCTGCGTGCTCCGATTTAATCAGACAGGCTTTTTACTGGTACCCGGAGATGGGATCCCGGGCCGCCGCAGCCATGTCCAGGTATCTAGACGAAGCCCTCAATCCGAGTCCTACGTTCTTCCCTCCTATCTTGAATGAAGAACCAGATCATTACGGAGCCAACACCTGTGAACACGGTGTGTATATCAGGAATCATTCTAACTATCATCCAGTGGTCCACAATCTACCCAGGGGGAAGGTGCTTTGCAACTTCGGAATCAAGAATGTAACCACAGAAGTTGATCACCAGCTGTACTCAACAATTCATGATTCGCACGCCCGTCTGAAAGTGGATTGCTCTGTAGATTGCCCTCAATGCAGAGAGACTTTCGACTGGACCCTTACGGAAAGAGAACTGCCTGGCAATTCCCTCTTTGTTCAAGGTAAGGGTTACGAAGTCATCAACACGGGAGTTATGGTGGCCTACAAACAACCTTTGTCCATGACTAAGTTTGCAGGTTACTTCTGGAATTTCAACATAGTTACTCCACTGGCTGTGGCTGCTTCTTTCATTAACTGCCGAGAGAATGTGGCCAAAGCCTGTGGAACGGAATTGATTTTGCAGAAGGTTCAGTTGCCACCTCCCCCACTCTGCGCTCAAGGCTTCAAAATCCTAGCTAGCCGTGTCTTTGCTGATCTCAGGGTGAGTTGCTACAATTTTCTCTCCTCAAGAATACCAAGACTCAAACCGTTATGGCATGACATCTTTCGCCCCATTTGCGATACCTATAAGATGGTCAGAGTGCCTAGCAAGTTGAGTCACTACGCCATCCCAGCTTTCTGGCTCCTTAGCATCTCTTGGGTGTGCTATTATCAGTACCAGTACTCCGCGACTTTCAGATTCCACGAGGACAGGTCAATTAGGCCTAGCTCAGATGGCTCTGAACATGACCCAGATGAGCCGCCCCCTCCAGAAGAGGAACCAGAAGAAGAAGATGAGGCAGGTGAACCAGAAGAGTCAAACAGCGTGGATGGAGATGACAGCCAGCAAGATGTTGACAATTCAGGAGATGACTCTGCACGAGGACCAATGCCAACGACTCCCGAAGGAACAGAACCCCAACAACAGAGTCAGCCCCCTACTCCCACTGATGGTGCGAGCAATCAGATTCAAGATGCCCAAACGGCCAGCGCCCCTCTTCCAACGGGGACGACAACCGCGGTAACTACGATAAGTACACCTTCTCCAGCAATGACCACAACCCCAACCACAGGAACACCTATTTCAACTGGGACAACGACTCCAAATAATAATCAGGATAACGCTAACAACACTGCCAATCAGAGTGCCCCCATACTTAACGTCAACCCAAATTCAGTCGTCAACTCTACCGGGAATACAGCCAGTACCAACGGAGACGGAACTCCACTTTTTCCCGGCGGGTTTTCGGGGGTAATAAATAATAGTACTGCTGAAACTATGTTAAGCATGGCGGGTCTTACACCGGTTAGACAGCAACACTTGCCGTTTAACCCCCGCAACTTGGTGCCTAAAGCTGTGCAGACTGAAGGTTTTGACTGTTTTTTTGCTTCGCTTGCTGTCTTCCACCCAACACAAGATAGATTCCAGCTACGAGCCAGGACTAATAAACCTGGTCGTCAATGGGGCGAACCAAGTGACCTGGTACATTTCCCTGAATTCACGGTTTACATCAAAGCCGGTAAGAAGTGGGGAAAAACAGGCACGGGCCCCACGTTGGCTATTCTAGAGTACACTTATGCCCATTATCAGCCACTCATTCTCATTAGTCAACAACCAATGAGCCAAGCTCGACCCAAGCAAAAACAGGGAACGGATGGTAAAACCGCGAAGGGTGGAACGATCAAAGACCCGAATAAACCTAAACCGTCAATACAAGATGGTGATGACAGTAGCAATCAAGTTCAAACCCGAACTCAGCCAGACGGAACCAAAGGAATCACCATGTCACCTGAGGTAACTCCAATCAATTGCGAAGATTTTGAATACTCCATCAAGGCAGCCGCCGCTTACTTAATGGATGATAACCATGGAATGAATGTTTTCTTGTTCGGAGCAAAAATTAACGACCCAAAGATCAAATGTGTGGAACAAGCCGAGCTGAACACTCTTTCGCTTTCAAGTCCTGTGATTTTCTATGATCAGGTCAACAGGAATTACCCTCATGGCCTTTCCATAACCAATAAACCCGGCGTTTATAACGATTTTAGAACCCACGTCGCCCCTTATGATTCTTCGAGAATGTGGTTGATCCCAAAGTACGGGGTTCAAGCCTACATTCCGAAGAAAATCAAGGACCTTCAGGCCAACACAGGTAGATGTGACTCTTGCTTTAAAACACGCAAGACCCTTCCCAGATTTTTCAAGCTTAATAATGATCAGATGAAGCATCATAAGAAGATGATTAAGAAAATGAATTCAGTCGACTTGGGAGCATTGAAAAGGGGGTCTGGTAGTAGAACCATCCAGAATGTCGTAGAGGATGACTTGCACACTTATGGGTGCTCTGTTGGTAAATTTGACTGGAATTACAGTAATGTGAAGAAGGCTCAGTACTACGGGATCGGTTGGAGTGATCCCACAGATCCCAAGTACATAGAGCATCAATTCAAGAGAGAAGCAAAGAATAGGGACGAGTTTACTCCAGTCAAGATCGTCATGGACAAACCAAGGGTAGAAGCTGTGAATACAGAATTTATAGATCAAGCATTAAGTTTGAAGGATAAGAATTACACACAGGTCCATAGTGAAGCAAGAAGAAATCTAGTCCCAGTGAGAGATATCAATTCTACCATTTTTGTCGCTCATGGGGTCGCGGGAGCAGCTAAATCTACTCTGCTTAGAGAGAAACTTGGGAAGAAGGCCATGTACGTCACCACCACCAGAAAGCTTGCCCAAGAGTATAAGGACCGTGGTTTCAATTCATGTACGGTTTCAAAATTCTTCGCTAAATGGTACTCTAAGTCAGCCAAGTTTGAAAGCATAGTTCTTGATGAGTGCTTTCTTATGCACGCGGGCACCATTCTGCAAGCTATACTTACGGGAAAGAAAGTGTACATGATTGGCGATCCTTACCAAGGCGAGTACGGTTCTGATGAGTATTCTACTAAATTTCCAGTCAAAAGCCTGTATGATCAGGACCTAGTAAACTTCAGGTATGTATCATATACCGTTCCTCGTGACATCTGCAACATCTTACGAGAACAAATGGGTTACCCCATATTCACCAATTCTACAGTCTCGGCTTCTGTGGTGCGTGTGTCCAAGCTAGACATTACCCAGAAGATGCTCTGCTTCTTGAAAGAAACCAGGCAGCATGAGCGTTACGATGCTTTCACAGCACCCCAGGCACAAGGCTCTAGAATGGTAAATGCTCAACTTTTTGTCGAATCAAATGCCACGCCGCTTATGAATAATGTCCCTTCTATGGTGCTCGTTAATTTGACTCGACATTCTAACAAGTTGATGGTAAAAGCCGACTGCAGTTATTTCTGGAACACCTTTGATACCTCCCATTATGACAATTACATCAAAATGACCATGAAAGGGGGCGCCTTGAAAAGAGTTACGTCCGAGTTTGGTAGGACAGAGTATGCGAGCGGGTGGTTTGAAGGCACCGAACCTCAAGAAATGACTAGAAGGAATAAAGTTAAGATGATCCAGGCAGCCACTGACTCTCTTGGTACCAAGGTTCATGTTGTGGAGCAAACTAAACTCCGTGACGATTTACCACCCTTTGAACGGAAGACAGATTATGAAGTAGAAACCGTCAAGATTGATACCTTTGAAGATCCTGTGGAGGTGATGAGGACAGCTAACCATGTGAAGATAGCGATCAATCCTAATGTCTGGAATGATCTAGACAAATTCAGACCTGTTGGAGATTTTGTTAATGATCCTTTCAAACTTTCGGATTACGATGGCCAAGACGAAAAAGAACGTGATCCTGGTGTAACTTTTGAGCAAGATGATTTTTGTGTAACCACTTTCGATTCATTAATGGCAGCAGTAGCACCCACCTCGCTTAATTATGACTCGATAGAGGAATACCATTATCACAATTCAGTTTTTGCTACCAACAGGGGAGTTACCCTTAAAAGAGAGGAAGAAGTCATGGAACCTAGAATCACAAAAGTTAGAAGACTGCGTATACCATTAAGGGGGAGACCTTACATCAGTGGAGACGTTAATCAGCAAGTTCACACAGCCATAACCCGAAGTAGAGATCCTGAAGTGACCCTTGAAAGCAGTCAAGTTGATAAAGTCACGGAAGAGTTATTTGAAACCTACAAGAGGTATGTGAGACCTGTCCAAGCAACTCCGGATCTTTATAACAATTGTGCAGCAGCTTATTGTTCCAGGATTAGCGCAAAGAAAGGCCCTAAGATAGATGAGTTTTATGATGAGGATGACTACACCAGGAGCAATCTGGTCTCATACTTCCCTAAAATTCAGACGAAGAAAGATCTTAAACCAGATTCCCATCTTAGGTTTAATGGTTTTGAAACCAAAGCTACACAATCCGTGAATCCCGTGGTCAAAGGCATAAATACTATCATTTCACCAGCTGTCAGAACTGTTGAGGAATGTGCCCTTAGAGGACTTGATAGCCGCTTGCACCTCCATTTCGGTAAGACGAGAGATGAACTGCGTCAAAAGGTTACCAGAGCCTTTAAGAATGACGGGAGTGTTTTTGTCACCTCAGATTACACCGAGTTTGACACTTTCCACGATAAAGCTTCCCAAAACCTCATGCACAAAGTCTTTGAGTACCATGGGGTAGATCCTAGCGTTCTGTACCTGGTAGACCGTCTCGATAAGAAATGGGTCATGGATGGAGGCAACATCAAGATTGAAATGAGTGGTCATCTTAAATCAGGACAGCCTGACACGCTCTTCAAGAACACAATCTTTTCCATGTGCCTCAACCTGACTTATCTTCAATTTGAGGGCCTGTCCTTTGCCGCTTTTGTCGGAGATGATTCTTGTCTTCGAGTCAGGAAGTTCCATAGCCAAACTTACCCTGAGGGGTACTGGATGAAGACCAAACTGGAAACAGGTAAGGTCGGGGCTTTTGTAGGTTACATCATCTACGACGACCTGTACTTGGATATACCCCGAGTCGCAGCTGGCATAGCCAATAAGAATTACATGACCATCGAGAGCCAGTTACTTTCAGCCATATCCGAGTACCAACTAGGAGTTGCTGACATGCTCAGGGTTATCCGCAGCCAAGAACACCTCGAAAGCACCAATGAGGTTAATGCTGTGGTATATGACAAGCATCCAGAATTCATTCGGTCTTTACTTAATATCATTTCTTCTTATGCTTTCTGCGACCCAAATGATATAGCAGAAGTACTCTCATGTGATGATATTGAGTCTAAAACCATTGAAGTCAACGAGGATCTGTCAAAAGAGTACGTTGCTAGAATCGGTAAAATTCATAGAATCCGCTGAATTTGTAATAAATAACTTTGACCCGAAAATGAACATACCAGCTCAGTGGGTTAACGCCGCTAACTTCCCTAGGAAGGGAGGGTCTGCGGCGCCTTACGTCAATATAGCCAATTTGCCTGATGATCTCACCGGTCAACAACCTTCTTTGGGAGATGCTAATAATCTAGCTGCTATGGTGGCCATTCTTCAGGCGGCCAGGTATAAAGCAGATGAAGCTTTCTCTGACGCCACTGCCCAACTACAACTCGACACTGTAACATCAGATGAATTGTCGTTTGTTCCCCTGGTTTCCAATGTTCACGAACTCACACCTTCAAATTTCACCCACTCTTGGGCTGTTTCATTTCCGCCTGGGATTAAGCAAGATTTGTACTTCACAAGAGGACCCACCCCAACTGGGCCAGGACAGTATCAATTTTACAATGAGACTTTCGTTGAATCTGATTCTGGTTGGATCACCCAGAAAACTGGTAGTCAAGATGCAATTCCAGCATTACCAGAAAGTATTCAGATTCGCAGGGGAGGTAGGAACACATTTTTCAAAATCAAGGGTTATAATAAGATCAGACTCGTTGCCTCCACCGATGCTCAACAATTAGTTACAGTGGTCTGCGACCCCTATGGTGTTCGCATATATGCTGGGCTCCCTTTCAAGGAACCACAACTTTTGGCTCAGACTAGAACGGTTGCTTACCTTAGAAACTCGACAGTGGTGGTTGGAGTTCCAGGTGTTTCTGAGATTACCATGATAGCCGGTTACGTGCATGCCTGGGCTGATACCAATTTTTCTGAGTTCGGTTTCCATGGAGATGTCGAGAAATGTGCCAGGCTTTCTGCCTTGGAACTTTTCTACACGGCAGTTCGAGCCGCAGTTGGGCAATCAGTCATCAAAGCGGCCCTAAATGCGTCATCTTTAACTCAGAAAGTTTCTGCATTAACACCAGCGCTCAACGCGCGTATGGTCACTTCTTTAGCAAAAAATGCAATTATGGGCATCTCAGAATCTTTTGAGGCAGAAGCTCCTTTTGCCTCTGGACAAACCAGAGACAATGCCATACATGGAGTGACATTGGTGCCATTTGGTGGCGACGATTCAGACCCTAAGGAACTCGATTTCATCCTGAGAGGTCCTATCCAACCTTTTTCACCTTGGTATGAAGCTACGAGCAGCTCTGGAGTCAAGTTCAGGACTGGTATGGTCGTTGATGAGTTCGCTGGTTGGTCCACTGGCACGGGTGTAGGACAAGTGACTATTACAGCCAATCACGAATCGGGTTATGTTAATTTCACTCCCGAAGATCCTTGGAACAATAATCTGTATGTTTCAAAGCGGGTGGAAGTCTTTCTTGAATCACCCACGGTGGCTGGAGCTGGTTTTGAGGCTTCAGGGACAGCTACTTACAAGGGTAAAACTTACCAACTTGTTTTTGATGTTACTGAAGAAGATGACCTCATAACGGCTTTCGCCTCTGTCACTTTGGAACAGACACATTTTGAGCCTTGGGTACTCCAAAATTTTACAACCTACATGGGCACTGGCTGCTCAATTAAAAACCAAGAACAATGTTATATCGGTGAGACCGAACACATTTATGGCTATGATGGCCCTGATCCTTTAATGGTAAAGGCCCTAGTAGATTACGAGATAGGAACATCGGACAGCACGACTTACTTACATCGTTGTAAACACAGACTCAGCCCCCCCTGGAATACCAATCTATCCCTGGAGACTAAACCCGTGATTAATGTCAAAGTGTACAGCGTTCCGCCAGTTACCGCTGCGCCCGTAGTCGTAGATACCACAGAAACCATCATGTTCAAAGAACTGGTGTTGACAAGTCTAAATTCCGCAGTAAACTCAGTAGATATCAGACAACAAGACCGTCGTATAGAGGAGATCGAACGCAGAACTCGACCTACAGTTGCTGGCTTCATCTCAACAGCCGCCTTCACTGCAGCTTCTTTTTTGAATCCAGGCGTAGGTCTCACAGCCGCCCTTCTCGTTGGGACGGTTGGCGAAGCTGTGGAATCTTTCCAGCATGGCTACACTATTCAAAGCATCGCTGAGATGGTTACCGCCGGGTTGGTCCACACGGCCCAACGCAGGGTCCATGGCAAGGATGAGGTGGATGAAAGTGATGATTTCTTGGTTTCTGTGCTCAATATCTTATTGCCATCAAAAGCGTCTAGCGTTAAGCTAGCAGAACATAGAACAAAAGTGATGAAGTCTATAGAACGCGGGGAACCACTAACTGTCCCAACCGCTCAAGGTTTCCCAGTTGGTCATAAATCTCTTTCCCTACCTTTTGTCAGCCTCAATAACAAGCAAATTACGCCTATCAAGGTCCCGCTTCCTTCTGAGGTTCCACCTAAATTTCAGCCTTATGCTAACAAATTAGAGAACAAAGGGATGTACCCAATCCACCAATCTGTAACCGCTAATTCGGTCATGGAAGTAGGAGATCAGACTGTTGGTTTCCAAATTTCATTAGGAGTTTCAGATGGAGTACAGAGAGGAGATGGTGTATTCCCTTCAAGAGGGGGCGTGAAAGGCGTACCGTCCGAACCTGGTTGTTCGTTCTTCTTACATGACGGAGGGATTTCGAACAACGTGCTCTCTATTCGTGAATTCACTTCAGATTCTAACATCATCTTCCATGAAAACAGAGCCTTTATGGCCCAATTAGGGTTCCGAAAATCTTACATTGACAGTTTGTCACCAGAACGCATGGACCAAATTCTTAAGATTCCAACTGTATCACAAATGGCACTCAAAACCGTCGGTTCAGAAAGATGTTCTGATTTCTCCCTTTCTTTACATTCGATGGCCTCAATTGTGCAAAGTCACACAGGCGCAGCCGGTCGTGAAATGTGGGGTTACAACGTTCTCAATCACAATTGCAGGCACTATGCTAGAGAAGCTTTTGAAACTATTATGACCGGTACACCTCAAGGGCAAGTAGTCCCTTGGTTTCACCGTTACATAAAGGAGAGAGCTTCTAACAACATGAGCCGTGAGGAGTTTGTTGACGTAGTAGATAATATATATCAACATATCTACCATACTTTGGATGATATAGATAATAGCGTTTACGACATCAAACATCTCATAGCCACCATGTATGGTGAAACTCTGACTGATGAAGAAGAAGAAATTGTGGATAATAAATATCTTAAAGACGATTCAAAAGAACCAAGAGAACATACTTTTCGCAATGGCCGCCCAGGGAAGCTTCTCTCGTTTAATTGAGTTGGCGATTCAAACTCAAAAACCCATAGAAATGAAGATGACTCCCCTTGGCGAGGCCCATAACGTTAATTGGACGGTTAAAATAACTTATGATGAGAGGGAATCAGAAGCCACACATTCTAAAGTTAGAAAAGCTCAAGAAGCAGCAGCCACCGGTATTCTAAACAACGGGGTCGATCTTGAAGCCAAAATTAGACAACTGGAAGAGCAACTTAGAATGTTAAAATCTTAGATCTTTGTAATAAATATATTTCAAGCGAAAATTTCAATCATGTCACTCACGGAGAACAACAGCATGCTCAACTGTGTTGCCCCTACGGCACCAGCACTTGAATCAGATCAATACACCTCAGCTAATACCCCAAACATCATAGTTGATGACGGGAATGAAGGCACTGTTAAAACCATTAGGATCACTGAAACCATCGGCATCGCTAGCCAAGAAGAAGGTTACATAGTGTTCCGCAAAGATTTTAACAGAGCTGCCCTTTCCGCATTGGACGACACCTTTGCTGCAAATTTCAGGAATCATGAACTCTGGAGAATGACCCGAGGACACGTGACTTTGTCCAACGCTGAAAAATTTTCAACTGCCTCCAGTGTCTTGAAATACGGACAAGTCAGGGATGCTCAAAACAACCCCCCAACCGACGTTAAGAAACTCAAGGCTTTCATCTCATCCAATCCTCTAGCCGGAAATATAAATGGACGCTGCGATGGGTCACGCGTGGGATTCGATCTCACACCTAAGACCCAGATGTGGCCGATGAAATACACCACTAATGCAAACAGGGACCCAAATTCTATGATGTATCCTCCTTTCTTGATGATTTTGTGCACCAAGGGTTCTACACCCATAGTCAATCTTCAAGCCGATATTTCTATCACATTGGAATTCTTTGCACCCCTGAAGAAGGATGAGACCACCACAACAGACAATAAAAGGACCAACCTCAACGTGAATGCCGTTACAATCACTCTTGGCAGGACAATTGAAGACTGCTCGGCAGATTTCACTTTCACTGCCGATCCGGTAGTTTCTGCTATAGGAGCTTTCACACCTGACCGGATCCCAACATGGGAACTCGATTTCCCTTATGGAGATGAAGAATTCCAACGTACCAGGGTTACTCTTGGACACGGAGTTTATGACTTCGCCAACAAAAGAGTACGTTGTGCTTTTACCGACATGGACTTTGCTCTGCCTGATGGAACAAATTCGGTCTCCCATAACCTGACTCCAACAGACGTATCAGGGACAGTTACTTTTGTGACCCAAGTCCAGAACGGTGTCATACTTCAGCATTCTATGAATCTTCAACAAGACTACGATTCGGCCATCCACGCTTTGGAAGCAGGTTTCAAAGATCTCAAACCTTTGGAGAAAGTTGCCACCATTCGCCTCCTTAAACAATCCATGCTGTCTAAAGGGCGTCTTACTTTTAATCAATAAATATCATTAATCTGAAGAATTTTTCAAAAATTTTAACATGGCAGACTCTACTCAAGAATCTACATCAATGGCTAAATACAAGGAGTCCGTTTCTAAAATCATGAACGCCTTGCTGCATTTTGGTGCTATCTTACACCTTGATAAAAGCATGTGCGTCTTTCGCTTACATCAAAATCCGGTCTACAGGATTGTGCTCAAAGCCACTTACAAAGATGCAAGTGGTGATAAAAAAGAGTTGGAAACTGTCAGTTGGGGAACTAAGTCACAGGCAAATCACTACGCTCGTAGTAAATTGCTGGACATAATTTTCCACGAAACAGATTTCGTTAAAAGAGTAGATCTAGAAGCATTTGATTTACTTATCTCCACAAAACGTAGACTTACTAAATTTGCAAGCCGTGAAAGATGCACCTGCTTTTCTCTCGGTACTAGGAGACACCATTATACCGAGAAATGTAAAACCTTTAGGAGACACACAAATTTTGAAGTGCCTTTACCTAGGAGACAGGATTACCCTTTCCTCCCAGAAACTAGATACTTCGCTGCAGTAGCCGAACGATATGGACATAACCACCAATTTTGACATTTTCCTAACTAAATTTTATAGGACGTAAAGAAGAGCTAAGGTCAACCGCGAAATAAAAGTTGTCTAAGCTAACCGTGTGAGAGGTACCTTCTTTATAATGTATGGACCAAGTTTGCCTACATGTGTCCGACTCTTAATTCGGATTACTTAACTTTCACTTACTTTAAGCTCACTATATCAGAGCTCTAATTTTAAGATTACTCGCTATATCAGAGTACCTTTTTGACTCATTATATCAGAGTCTATAATATCATAAGCACGCTCATACCCACACACAGTTATTAGTGCTAATTCAAACAATTTGGGAATTATTTTAATGTTTGTTTATTTTCTTTCTTATTTAATCACTTATTTCGGGTGAATATACCTTAACCCAG